GATGTGGACAGCGTCTCTGGCAACATCACGGCGACGGTAGGGGCCGGGACCTACGCCTCCGCGACGACCCTCGCCGCCGCGGTTCAGACCGCCCTGGACTCCGCTCTCTCGGGGGAGACCTTCTCGGTCGCCTGCTCCGCCAACGCCAACGGTCAGCTCGTGTTCAAGCTCACCAAGAGCTACACGGACACCGAGGGCTACCTGGAGTTCATCGATGGCACCGCTGCTCAGGACTTCTGCGTCCTGGCCGGGCTCGACACGGCTTCCGCGACCGCGGGTGGTCAGACGAAGCTGGTGGATGGGGCGGTCGCCAAGACCTTCTCCATCGCGGGAGACAACACCTCCGCTCTCCTCAACGATCGCCTGATCCTTCGGAACCGGGTCATGCCCGGTGTCGGGTCGCTGTCCGGTCACGCGATGGAGGACCAGTGCGGGCTTCTGGTGTCCGCTGCGACGGGGAACACCCAGGCGGGGCTGGTCGCTAACGACTATGGGACCGCGGGTGTCTCTGCGGTGATCAAGCCCGCGACCCTGCTGGGCCGCATCGGCTTCGCAGATGGGCAGGCGAGCGGCCACTCCGATTCCCGAGACGGTCAGCCCGCGATCACCTTCTACGCTTCGGGTGGAACCACCAGCCAGAACAACGTCTTCCAGTTCACCTTTGACGGCACCCCGGTTACCGTGGTCTTCACGGACGCCAGCGCAGCGACCATCGCTGCGGGTGGGTCGGCTGACGTCCCCCTGGGCCCGGCCGGCACCGCTAACACCGTCATCAACCAGATCGCAGCCGCGATGGCTTCGGCGGGTATCGCCGCCAACGCCGCCGCGGTCATCTCTGCCGGTTACCTCTTTCAGGAAGGGGCAGGGATCCGGATGGTCTCCGCCCTGAGCACTTCCGCTTCCAGCCTCGTCATCGGGACCGGAAACGCGAACGGAACCCTCGGGTTCAGTGATGGCGAGGCGGCTTACCGGTCTCTGCCTTCGGCTCGGCAGGTGGCTTCCTCCCTGATGGGGGGGATCGCTTCCACGGTGGCTAACTCGATCATCCTCTGGGATGGTCCGACTTCCGAGTTTGCAGCCACCGGCCTCGCCGGCATCGTGAAGGACGCGAGCAACGCTGAGTACCTGTTCATCCAGAGCAAGGGTGGCTCCGGGCTGGGGACCGCTTCCCAGGTCGGATGGGCCGCCGCTGCTGCGACGGACGTGCTCAGCCAGGGCACTGGCTTCGGTGTAGTCGCCGGAGACGGCTCCGCGGGAGAGGCGGGTATCTCGGGCTTCTACGTCACCAGCTCTGACACTGAGAGCGGCTCAGGGACCGCAAACAACTCTGTCCTGAACGACAACGACGACGGGTTGGGTCAGGACGGGATCATCGGTCAGACCTACCGGGATCTGGTCACGGGGCTCACCTTCACTCTCCTCGCGAGGGAGGGGGGCAGCAATTACCCCGTGGGTGAGACCTTCACCCTCACCGTGTCCTCCGAGGTCACCAGCGACAGCAACCTCCCCCACAACGGCATCCCTGGTGTGGAGCTGCTGGTGACCAACACCCTGGGCGTCGGGGCTGGGGATACCACGGTGGTAGAGACCTACGAGCGTGGCGGGAGCCAGCCCAGCATCGGGGATGTGTACTACGCCAGCTACGACTACAGCAAGACCGACTTCGACACTCGGCTGTACACCAAGCTGAAGTCCATCCAGAAGTCCTTCGGGGCGATCTCGCCTGAGAACCCTGCGACCCTCGCCGCCTACCTCGCCATGCTCAACGGGGCTGTCCTGGTGGGCGTCAAGCAGGTTCAGAAGGCTAGCGGGAGCACCCAGGCGACCACGACCACCTATCGGAACGCCGTGGATGAGCTGGAAGGGGCTCTCCCTGGGAACATTTCGGTGGATCTCTTGGTCCCCATGAGGGGCGACGACTCCGATCTCTTTGCCTACATGGCTCGCCACGCGGATATCCAGAGCAGCATCCGGTACAAGTCAGAGAGGACCGTCATCTCGGGCGTCTCCGCTGGAACTCAGCCCCGGGATGCTCGGGCAACCGCTGAGGCTGTCCAGGCGTCCAGGTTCCGCATGGTCTACCCGGACATGGTGACCCTGAAGCTGGAAGACGCCTTCAACGTCGAGAGTGAGTACCTCGTAGACGGCACCTACCTCGGGGCCGCGATGGCAGGTGCCGTCGTCAACCCCAGGCGGGATGTGGCCTCTCCCTGGACGGGAGTGAAGCTCCTCGGGTTCAGCCAGCTCGGGCGGACCCTGGACCGGGTGGAGCAGAACACCGCTGCTGTGAGCGGAATCACGGTCATCGAAGACCGGCCCCCGGTCCTCCGGGTGAGGCACGGGTTGACCACCGATATGACCAACGTGCTGACCAAGATCCCGACCGTGATTCAGATCGCGGACGAGGTGCAGCAGCAGTCCCGGAAGACCCTGGACCGCTTCGTGGGGCAGAAGTTCCTCCACGGAGTCACCAGTCAGATCGAAGGCCAGCTCAGCAACACCTTGAAGCTCCTGGTTGAGGCTCAGATCATCTCCGCCTACACAGGCGTCGGGGCCAACGTCTCCGCCAATGACCCCACTGTCGCAGAAGTCGAGGCTGCCTACATGCCAGTCTTCCCGCTGCTCTACATCAGCGTGGTGTTTAGCCTACGAAGCAGTCTTTAAGGTACACCTTTAAAGGAAAGGGAAAACCTGTTGACCTTTTGCTCATGACCCTGTAGTCTCCTTGTCTCCCAAGCAAGGAGACCTGGGTATGACGAAATGGGACGGCAAGATTGAGGGCCTTGACTTCGTGGTGTGCCTGGGGTGTGGACACAGGGCTAAAAAGCTCTACAGGCACATCGCGAAGCATGGGCTGACTTCAAAGGAGTACACGGCTAAGTATGGTCCGGATGCCCCTTTGCGGAGCAAGGCTCAAGCTCAGCAGCAGAACCGGGCACGATTGGCCCGGTTAAGCCAGAAGCCCGTCTCTGCACCGGCAGAGACCAAGGATGTCTCTTGCCCCTCCTGTGAGACCTCTCACCCGGTCTCCAAGTGGATGGGTAGGCTCCACGACCTTCGATGCCCTCAGTGCAAGGAAAAGGCTCTGGAGGCCCCACGGGAAGTTTGGGGTGAGGAGGGTTCTGACTACGTGGTTTGTGAGGTCTGTGGTCACAAGGCAGAGAATTTGACGAGCCACATTCAGAATGCCCACCCGGGGCATAATCAGGGGGCGGTGGTGGCTCTGAATTCTGCGGTGCGGGATAAGACTGCGTTGAAAGGTCGGGTCTTGTCGGCGGAAACTAGACGGAAAATGTCAGAGAACGCTGGTCGGTGGAACAAGGGCCTGACGAAGGCAGACCACCCTTCTCTGGCTTCAGCCTCAGAAAAGATGCGGGGGAAGGCACCCTGGTCGAAGGGCTTGTCCGTAGACACGGATGAGCGTCTTCAACGTGCTCGGGAGAAACTCCGGCTTTATGTTGGGGGGGCCCGCCCTTGGAAGAATGGCCGCGAGGCTGAATTGACCTGGAGTGATTTTGAACCGTACCTGGATTGGAATGGGAGGCTGGATATCAGGTTAATGGCGGAGGAGACAGGTTGGACGGACGTGACCCTTCGTAAGTACATGAAGGATTTCGGCCTGGAGAATACGGACAAGCATGTTCTCCGCCGGGTCTTCAATCAGGTGATTCGCCTTGATAAGGCGAATCTGGAGTCGTACAAACTCGGGAACGGAAAAGTCTCGATCAAGCGGGCGATGAAGGGCACGGGTCACTGCTTCCCGGTGATTGTGCGAGAGTGCTGGCGACACGGGTTGGAGACTCAGGGGATGGGTGCTCAGCAGCGTCGGTGCTTGGAGGCTGTCTCGGAAGCCTTGGGGGGTTCGGAGTTTAAGTGGGAATGGCAGTCTCGGAGGCATACCAACCCTCGGACCGGCCACATGTTCAAGTTTGACGGCTACTTCCCGAAGGAGAATCTGATCGTGGAGTTTCATGGGCCACAACATCGGGACGATAGCTTCCGGTGGAACCAGTACCCGAAGGTGTGGGAGGCCCAGCAGTTTCGCGACGCTGAAAAGGAGCGTCAGGTGGTGGGCTCGGGGAAGAAGTTCATGGTCATTTGGTATGACGAGCCGTTTGAGGACAAAAGCTATCTGCGAGGTCGGTTAGTTCAGCTCGGCATCCGGTAAAGACTTAGTAGATTGGTATAGGTCTGAGCCTAGGAGACCTGATGGCTGAAATCACTGAAGAAGTGTTCAACTCCCTCCGCAGTCGTCAGCGAGTGTTCATCGCCGCAAACACGGGGTGGCAGGCCGGTGGGGAGATGGAATTTGAGGTCGGTCGGAAGTCCTACTCCAAGAAGTACGATGTGTACAGCCTGCGTCTCTACCCGGTTCAGGATGGGGAAGTGATCAAGAGGGGCCGGGCGAAGTGGCACCTGTACAGCAGGAGCAACAGCCCGGGGACGGGGCGGTATATCTCCCTCGCTCATGGAAACATGGGTGCGGTGATGAAGAGTTTTCGGATCGCCTCACTTCGGTCAGCAGTGATTCGGCTGGCTTCTCCCCTGCCTGAGGGCTCGCAGGACCGGAAAGTTCTGTTGGACTTGCTGACCCCCTCTCCCTAGGTTGTATCGTCCTCTTCGGCAGGTCGGCAGGCATGGAACCTCGACAGACGGAGCCCGGTGCCCTGTCTCGTTGCCATCCTCGCGGCTTCTATGGCTCCGTCCTCGCTGGTCTTGTTTCCATCCCCGGAAGGGTCAGCAGGTATTGACTGAATGACCAGAATAGCGTCGGTGCTGTTCTTCCCATCCCTCTAGAGGGTAGGCAGACATAGGTCGTCTGTGACTTTGCACTCGTAATTTTCATCCCCCCGCAGGGTCGGCAGGTAAAACAGCTCGGGAGACCGGTT